ACCGAAGGTAAATTCCAAAAAGATGACCTTGTATATAACAAACGAACTAAGACCGTTGGTATTGTAAGATTAGGTGATGATAAGAGTGGTGAAGTAAAAACTGATGCTGATGGTAATGTAGATGTAGATGAATTGGAAAAATATAACCCAATCAAAAATAAACATCAACAAAACGCTAAAGTTGCACCATCTACTGAAAAAGAGGTAAGTAAGCGTGGGTTATTCAATCCATTCAAAAACGAATCTATCACAGAATCATCAGATACATACTTCAAATCATTTGGAGCAGCTGCAGATGCTGCGAGAGCAATGGCTGAGAAGCGTGGGTTCGAAATAACAGAACACGATTGGCAAACGCAAGTTGCAATGGGTGGGAAATATTCTCGTTCAAGACCATCGGTAGGTAAAACTACTTCATTCACAGTAGGATTAACAAAGGGTGGTAAGTCGGCTAGAAAAGCACTTACATTTTCAGTATATGGAATGGATAGTGGTAATTTCGAATTGACTGCATATATAAACTAAGGGTTGTATTATGGATAAGAATTGGGTATCAAACTATGTTAATGAATTATCATCATCGGATGATGAGGTGGTTTATATTGACTTTATGAATAAGGATATTGGGTTTAGAACTGATAGAAAATACTTCAAAGGTAAAAATGCATATAAAGATGCAATTAAATGGGCTAAGAAGAACTTTGAGAAATTTAATTTAGATATGATTCATTATGAAAGTAATAGAACTGAATCTACTAATGAGGGATTATCTTCATCAGAAAAGGCTGGGTACTACAAATTACTTCAGATGGCACTAAAAGCTATGCCAGGTTCTCCAAAGCAAAAAGAGATAATAAAGCAGATTAATATATTACGAATCAAGGATGGTAAGACGCCATTAAAAGAAACCACCACTAAGAAGTAATTGTATTTATTAAAAACATTTACATATTTATTATTATAAAGTAAACTTAAAAACAAAGACATTATGAACACAATTTTTATTATTATCGGAATTTTAGCCGTATTAGCCATTACAATGGTAATCCTACAACGAGTAAGTGTAATCAAAGATACAGATGGTGATTTAATTCCAGATGTAGTCGAAGATGCTATTGAAGAAGTAACTGAAACTGCCGTAAAGGTTAAGACTGAAGTTAAACGTAGAGTTAAAAACGTAAAGAAAGAAATCACCGATGTTGGGAACGCTGTGAAGGAAGTTGGTAATCAAGCTGGTGATGTAGTTGATGCTGTAAAAGGTAAGACTCGTAGAGGTAGAAAGCCATCAAAATCACCAAAGCAAACTATAACTAAGAAGTAATGATTAAGCAAGTGTTTGGTAATTTAAAAAATGTACTAATAGTAGTATTGATTGTAATAATCGTATTATTAAGGTCGTGCGATGGTAACTCCATTGATTCTATTACCAAGCCTGCTAGAGTTATAACCAACACCATAGTGAAGTATGATACGATTGTAAAGGAAATTCCAACGTACATACCAAAAATAGTTACTAGAGTAGTGAGAGATGTAGATACTATATTAATTACTCAAAAGATTGATACGACTGCTATATTAAAGGATTACTTTGCAACATACGTTTATTCTGATGTTCACAAAACCGATTCGTTAAATTTAGAAATTATAGATAGTATATCTCAAAACAAAATACTGTCTAGAAAAATAAAATACGATTTAATCTACCCAACCGTAACTGTTACCGAAACTGAGTTCATTAATCAACGTGAATTCTATTGGGGATTTGGTATCGCTGGTAAAACCAGTCAACTTAACTATGTAGGTGCACAGATATTATATAAAAATAAGAAGAAGCAAGCATTTGGTTTAGGTATTGGTTTAGATGAACAATTAAAACCAATACTATCAGCTCAGTTTCTTTGGAAAATTGGCAAGTAGTATGAGTAAATCCATAAAAGAACTTATTTCAGAAGAGTATGTAAAGTGCGCTTCAAATCCAATATACTTTTTCAGAAAGTATTGTTACATTCAACATCCAAAACGTGGGAAAATTCTATTTGACTTATTTGAGTTTCAAGAAGACCTTATGGATGATATTGATGAACATCAATTCAATGTAATTCTTAAATCACGTCAATTAGGTATATCAACATTATCAGCAGGGTACTCTTTGTGGATGATGTTATTTCATGCTGATAAGAATATATTAGTAATCGCAACAAAGCAGGAAGTAGCAAAGAACTTAGTAACTAAGGTTCGATATATGCACGAAAACCTTCCATCTTGGTTAAGGGGTGATACTATAGAGGATAACAAATTATCATTAAGATTAGGAAACGGTTCACAGATTAAAGCAACATCCGCTAGTGGTGATGCTGGTCGTTCTGAGGCACTATCAATGTTAATCATTGATGAGGCTGCATTTATTAAAAATGTAGATGAGATATGGGCATCAGCCCAATCAACACTTTCGACTGGTGGGAAAGCAATTGTATTATCAACTCCAAATGGTGTTGGTAATTTCTTTCATAAGACTTGGCAAAAGGGTGAGCAGGGTGATGGTTGGAATCCAACTAAATTACATTGGACTGTACATCCTGAGCGTGATGAAGCGTGGAGAGATAAGCAAACGCAATTATTAGGTGAGAAGATGGCAGCACAGGAATGTGATTGTGATTTCATTTCATCTGGTTATACTGTTGTTGATGGTGAACTCTTACAATGGTATGAAGAAACGTATGTACAAGACCCGGTTGAAAAGCGTGGGTTTGATGGGAACTATTGGTTATGGCAACAGCCAAATTATAGTAGAGATTATGTAGTAGTAGCCGATGTCGCTAGGGGTGATGGAAAAGATTACTCAGCATTTCACGTTATTGATATAGAATCATTAGAGCAAGTAGCAGAATATAAAGGTAAGATAGATACCAAAGATTACGGTAGAATGTTAGTTAATGTAGCAACCGAATGGAATGATGCATTATTAGTAATTGAAAACGCAAACATTGGGTGGGCTGTAATTCAGGAAGCTATCGATAGGAACTACACAAATCTATACTATTCATATAAGGATGTGGGTTATGTAGATAACGATATTCATTTGAATAAGGGATTTGATTTAAAGGATAAATCTCAGATGGTTCCTGGATTCTCAATGACAAGTAGAACTCGTCCATTGGTTATATCTAAACTAGATACTTATATGAGAGAACGAACTCCCATCATTCGCTCTAAGCGATTAATTGATGAGTTGTTTGTATTTATTTGGAATGGTAGTAGAGCAGAAGCCCAACAGGGATACAATGATGATTTAACTATATCATTCTCAACGGCACTGTGGGTAAGGGATACCGCATTAAAATTAAGACAACAAGGGATAGAATTAAATAGAAAGGCTTTATCATTAACCTCAAAGAGTACTGGGGTTTTTAAAACAACATCAACTCAAGCGAAGAATGCTTGGAAGCATAACACTGGAAAAGGTGATGAAGATATGAGTTGGTTATTATAAAATTAGGATATATAAAATATTTTTCGTATATTTATAAATTATAAGAAGTATATACACAAACAATTATGGCAGATAACTCATTATACAGTAGATTAAGGAAATTATTCTCAACTCAAGTCGTTGTACGACGTGTTGGTAAGAATAAAATAAAAGTAGTGGATTCATCGAAACTACAAAGCGCCGGTGCTGGTGGTAGTTCGAAAGGGTACGATAAGTACGGTAGATTACATGGTTCTAATTCTAGAAAGAATTGGCAAACGTATAACGAACGATTCGCATATCATGCAAATAAATTAGAATTGTATTCTGATTATGAAGCAATGGATAAAGATTCTATTATCTCATCGATATTGGATATATATTCAGATGAATCAACTCTTAAAAATGATATGGGTGATGTTCTTAGAATTAAATCATCAGATGAGAAGTTAAAGAAAACATTACACAATTTATTTTACGATGTATTGAATATTGAATTCAATTTATGGTCGTGGGTTCGTGGTATGGATAAGTATGGTGATTATTATTTGTATTTAGATATAGATGATGAATTGGGTGTAGTAAACGCACAACCACTATCGGTATATGAAACTCGTAGAGAAGAGGGATATGATTTAGATAACCCATATTCAGTACGATTCGAAGTAGATGAGCAAAACACAACTAGAGGCGCTCATCAAACCGATTCTAAATTCTTAGAATCATTTCAAGTAGCACATTTCAGATTATTAACTGATACAAACTTTCTACCTTACGGTCGTTCGTTATTAGAAGGTGCAAGAAAGACTTGGAAGCAATTAGTTCTTATGGAAGATGCGATGATGATTCACAGAATTATGAGAGCACCTGAAAAGAGAATATTCAAAATTGATATTGGTAACATCCCACCTGCTGAGGTAGATACTTATATGGCAAACATCATTGAACAAATGAAGAAAGTTCCATATATAGATGAAGAGACTGGTGAGTACAACTTAAAATTCAATATGCAGAATATGCTAGAGGATTATTACTTACCTGTAAGAGGTGGGCAAAGTGGTACTGAGATTGACTCTCTTAGTGGTATGGAATTCGGTGGTATTGATGATATCGAATATTTAAAGAATAGAATGTTAGCAGCACTTAAAGTTCCAAAGGCATTTATTGGATACGATGAGGGTGTAGATGGAAAGGCTACGTTAGCACAACAAGATATCAGATTCGCTCGTTCAGTAGAGAGAATTCAAAAGATTGTATTATCAGAATTAACTAAGATTGCAATAGTTCACTTATACTCACAGGGTTATGAAGATGCAGAGTTAGTAAACTTTGAATTGGAGTTAACAACTCCATCTATTATATATGAGCAAGAGAAAGCAAACTTATGGAGTGAGAAAGCTTCATTGGTAAGGGATTTAAAAGACCTTAAAATGGTATCACAAGAATGGATGTATAAAAACATTTTCAATATGAGTGATGATGAGTGGAAGGCTGAGCAGATGAAGGTTATTAATGACCTTAAATTAGGATTCAGACAAGAACAGATTGAGAGTGAGGGTAATGACCCGATTAAGACTGGTGAATCATTCGGAACTCCACATGACCTTGCTACTGTAAGCCAATCATCAGATGGGGAAGCTTCTCAACCACAAATTGAATCTGAAACACCAGAGGGTGGTTATGAAGGTGCTGGTAGACCTAAAGAGGGTAATACTTATGGGAAGGATAAATCCCCATTTGGTAGAGACCCACTTGGTAACAAAAGTATTAGTATAAAAGCAGAAAGTTCAAATGGTTATAACGCAAATGAGGTAGTAAATGCAAAGGCTACTAAATCAATGTTAAATCAGATGAGAATGAAAGTAAAATCAAATAAAATAATCACAGAATCTTTAAAAATTGATGATGGTATTATAGAATCTCCATTATTAGATGAGAAAAACATAATGGATTCTGATAATTAAGATATTTATAGTTAAACGTATATTAGACTCTACCGAAAATAGAAGGCACTCATGAAGAAAATGAAACATAGTAAGTATAAAAATACAGGTATTCTATTTGAATTACTTGTAAGACAGATTGCAAATGATACGTTAAATAACAGAGATTCTAAGGCGACTTCTATTATTAGAACGCATTTTAGTAAAAATACGGATTTAGCAAAAGAATTGAGATTATATCAATCGGCTATCAAAGAAACCTTTACAACCGAGTATAAGGCTAGTGAATTTCTTAATATTATTATTAAAGAGCGAGTTAAACTAACCTCAGCTGTATTGAATAAGCAAAAATACAATTTAATTAAAGATATTAAGAGTGCATTTGTACTTGAGGACTTCTTTAACTATAGAGTTAGTAACTATAAAGAGAACGCATCCATCTATAAGTTGTTTGAATACGCTAATTCAGATAATCCAAAGGAATATGTTGAATGTAAATCAACTTTGATGGAACATTTGACTGGGAAATCGGTTGATGAATCATCAGTAGTAACTTCTATAAACGAAGATTACGCAAAACAACCTAAAGAAATTAGATTACTTGCATGGAAAATGTTAGTTGATAGTTTTAACAACAAATATACACATTTATCGGATAAACAACAATCTATTTTAAAGGAATATATCAATTCTATTGATAATTCTGTGAAATTAAAGAATTTCGTTATAAAAGAATGTACTTTATTAACGAAAGGTATAAAGGCTGTGAATATAACGGATAAAGTTACTAATATTAAGATAAATGAAGTTGTACGATTAATTACTAAGGTAAAGACATCAAAAACTATAACTGAATCTCAAATCTTATCATTATTACGTTATAATGAATTGTATGACGAATTAAAAAGGACATTTTAATGAAAAGTTTACTAAAAGAAATGAACGATAAGTTCGATGAGATAGAAGAAGCTAATGTTACTGCTAACATTGATGGTGGTGCTGGGGCTATTAAATCACCAAACGTATTTGCTAAAGATACCGATGAGGATGAGTTAGATACAGACCACGTTGAGGTTTTGGGGTATAAGAAATCTAAAAAATCTAAAAAGAACATTAAAACAATGGAATCTTTAGAGGATAAGTTAGAAGCTAAGATAAATGAGATATCTTATAAGGAGTATAAGAAGGACGATAGTAGAAAGGATTACCAGAAGGTAAATGATTCTATTAAAAAGATTAACCGTATGATGTTCGAAATGGAACGTATAGTTAATCAGAATACTAAGTTAAAGACTGAAGCTGGAGTACATACTGGTCAGTATTGGAAATCAACTCAACAGCGATTTGGTAAAATCTCTGAAAGGTTGTTAAAAGTAGCACATAAACTAAAAGAGTTGAGCTCATGATTCCAAAAAAGAAAAAAATCATTAAAGAAGCACTTTCAAATAAGGATTTGGAAGATATCAGACTACTTATTAGATATGAGGTTGCGCAAATTATGTTTGATTTATATAAGAAACGAAAAGTGTGGGATAAATAATGAGTAAACTATTAGTAGATATAATACCGTTTAGTATAACGCCGAATCAACTTAACGAATCCATGTCAAAGAACAATGGTCGTTTAATAGTTGAAGGTGTATTACAACGTTCTGAAGCAGAAAACCAAAACGGAAGAATCTATCCAACTGAAATTCTCAAACGAGAAGTAAAGAAGTATATGGGTAGAGAAGTAAAAGAAAATAGAGCATTCGGTGAGTTAGACCATCCAGATGCATCTGTAATAGAATTAAAAAATACATCTCATATCATACGTGATATATGGTGGGAAGGTAATGATGTAATTGGAAAGGTAGAGATACTAAAAACTCCATCAGGAAATATCCTTAAAGAACTGTTAGAAGCAGGATGTACGGTTGGTATATCATCTAGGGGATTAGGTTCAGTTAAAGAATCATCTGATAATGGAACGGTTACAGTTGATGCTGATTTTGATTTAATCTGTTGGGATTTCGTATCGAACCCATCAACACATGGTGCATTTATGAGACCTGTTAATGAATCCGTAAAAAGGGGTTCTACAAAATCATATAAAAAAATTAATACATTAGTACGTGACATCATCTGTGAAATTGATGGTGTTTGTACAATATAAAACTTAGGTAATACAATGAAAAAACTAAAAGACTTATTGAATGAAGCAATGAACCCAACTGTGGGTAAAGTTTATTCAGACCCATACGCAACATCGTTTGTAAAGGAGCAAGATGAACAATCTAAAGAGAGTGATGAATTTACATCCGAACAACGTGAAGTATTCTTAGAAGCTGTTAAACAGTATAAGAAGTTTGGTGAATCTATTTACAGAAAAAGTGAATTAAAGGAAGTGTGTAATTCTATCAAAGGTTTAGTTGAGGTTGCTAATAAGGTAACTATCAAAGAGACTGGTGATTGGTTCGATGGTGTAACCGTTTCTCGTCATATGAAGAGAATGAATGAATCATATAGAGTATTTGAAAAAACGCTTACCGAAGTTGCAACATTACAACAACGTATGGAATCATCTTATGATGAGATTGGTGAAGTTCTTGGAAAGTATTATGAAATCCATAATGGTGATAGTGATTTAGATGAAGGGAATGAATTTGGTGCTGCAAGAGCAAAGGCAATCGCAAATGGTAGTGATTCATTCGAAGTTGATGGTGAAACATTCCCAGTTAAGGATGTAGATTCTGATGATAAAGAAAACGCTAAAGAATTCGCTAAAGAATCAGTAGTTAACGAAGGAAGAGTATCAGCTGTAAAATTACTTAAATTAGTTGCCGCAGGTAAATCTAAGGAAGTAGAGGGAATTAAACTTTCAAAAGAAATGGCTGAACATTATATTTATTGGATAAATACATCAGCATTCGGTAAAGCATACGGAACATTACCTTGGTATCAATTATTTAGTGCATCATTCAATTGGGGTATTGAGCGTGGTACTGATAAGTTATTAAAAAAAGAACTAATGAAATTAAAAGCATTGAGTAAGAAAGTTAAATCGAATGAATCAGTAAATGAAACTAAGTTCATCGCATTCTATAATAATAAACAACATAAGATAGAAGGTAAAGATTTATGGGATGCAAAGTTAAAAGCAATTAAGCAATTAAAAATTCCTAAATCAAAGCAGGGGTTGTTGGCAATCAAATCAGAAAAATCAATGGCTAATCAGGACTTCAGATACGAATCAGTAAATGAGGGTTCTAAGAATGTTTGGAAAAGTAATGATACCTTATATGTAGATACTGATTTTGTTAATGCTTGTAAAGGAAAATTACCACATTCTGAATTAAAACATATGGGTGGTGGTGATTTTATGTTACAAACTGAAGAGGGTAATATATTATTCATTAGAACAAATGAGAAGTTTAAGAATCAATCAGGTAGAGCACATAAGATAAAGGATAATGAAAACGGTAAGTTAGTAGCTAAGTTAATCAAAGCAATGAGTGGTAAGATTCAGAATGAAGCCGTAAATGAAGCAGTTGCATATGATATCGGTATGGCAAGAAAAGGAAATGGTATCACTATCTATAATAAAGCAGTAGAAGAAAATGGTGATTTTAAAAATATAGCACATATAGATAACAAAGGTAACGTGAAATTCTTTGATAAAAAACTTCCATCTAAAATCAAAAAGATGATAGAGTTAGAAGCAAATAAAATGAAAGAATCAGTAAACGAAATAGGAAACACAATGAAATTAAAAGATTTAATAAAAGAATCAATTGGTCTTGGTGATTTACCATCATCTAAGTTAATGAAAATGAAAATGACATTAAAGGAGTTAGAGGAATCAGAGAAATCAGAACCTTCAATGAAATTAGCTAGTATGGTAAGTAACATTGGAACATTACCATCATCTAAGTTAATGAAAATGAAAATGACATTGGCTGAATTAGAAGCATCTGAGCGTGGTGAGGTTGTAACTTCATTAAAAGAAGAGCAATTGAAGTTCGACAAATTAAACGAAGGATTTGCTATGTGGGAAATGAGTTTCGCAGCAATGACTCTTAGTGGTGTTAAATTAGACCCTAAAAAGAAATACAAAGTAAAGGCTAGAAATACAGTAGAGGCTATTAAGAAGGCATCTAAGATGGCTGGATTGACTGGAAGTGATTGGATGGCAACACAAACTAACTCATTAAAAAAAATAGGATAACATTATGAATAAAACAGATATATTACAGGATATTTCAGTTGACTTATCTCAATTGGTAAAGAAACACTTAAAAGAAATCAAAAAATTAGATGCAACTGACCAAAAAGCATTTGGTAAGATTTTCGGAATGATGAAAGATGCAATTGATGATTTAAGTGAAACTAATGAATCAGTAAATGAATCAGCATCAGTAGAAGCATTAAGTATTTCAAAATACACTGGAACTCGTAAGGATGCAGTTCAGACATTCATTGATACTAATAACTTAAACGCTAAGGGTCTTTTATCGTATGTAGCAAAAGGAAAGATGAAGGAACGTATGGAGTTTGTATCAGCATTAGCTGGTAACGATGGAAATAAATCACAAAAGAACATTATAAAGATGTTTTCTGAATCAGTTAATGAGGCTAAAAGTAAAATAGCATTCTTAAACAATAAGTTAGTTGGTGATAGAATACAAAAATCAGGACTGTTACCTTTATTAGGTGATAATAACGCAAGTTTAAATAAAAACAAAATGAATTTCATTAAAGATTTAAACAAAAGTTTATTAAGTTTATTTAAAAAGTACGGAACTTTACCAATAAAGTAATTTTAATAAATAAAAAATCATATTTATATACACCTGTCATTAGTTTGATGGGTGTATTTTTATTTCACAAAACAAATATATGCAAGAGAAACGTAAGAACAAACGAGTTACAACAAATGATATGATGATTCCTGGCGCAGCATTGGCTGTAAAGGTAATCGGTGGTAACTTAGAACCAGCACTTAGATTATTCAAAAAGAAGATGAAGGATAGTGGTAAATTGGAGGAGCTTAAAGCTCGGAAAGAATTCCTAAAACCATCCGTAATCAAAAGAAGAAAAATGCAGCTCGCAAAACGAGTTCAATGGAGAAAGGATAATCCCGATATTTAATAAACACAGTTCTTAGTGTTTTCATTATTGATACACTATTTATTGTAAATCAAGATACCGTCTCCCAATAGACGGTTATATATTTATAACACTACTCTATTAAGATTTATAATAATCTTATTTCCGTAAAACAAATTTAGGAGAATTACAATGGCAAGAAAAGACTTGTTATCAGAAGCAATTGCTGATGCAAAAGCTGTCAAAGAAACAGCACTAGCAAACGCTAAATTAGCGTTAGAAGAGGCATTTACACCTCAACTTCAATCTATGATATCTGCAAAGTTGGCTGAAGAAGCTGATGAAGATTTAGAAGATGAAATGGAATTAGACACTGATTCAGAAATTGAATTAGAAGAAGATGAAATGGAATTGGATATTGATTCAGAAGATGAATTAGAAGAAGATGAATTGGAAGATGAATCTGAAGAAGAAGAAATGGATATGGACTCTGAAGAAGAAGAAATGGACATGGATTCTGAAGAAGAAGAAATCGAATCAGAAGAAGAAGAAACTGAAGAAGAAGAAGAAATCGAATTAGACGGTGAAGAAGATGAGTTAGATTTAGAATCTATCATTAAAGAACTAGAAGATGAAATGAATTCTGAAGAAGAAGAAGAAATGACTGAAGATGAGGAATTAGATTCTGAAGAAGAAGAAATTACCGAAGATGAAGAATTAGATTCTGAAGAAGAAATCGATTTGGATGAAGTTATCAGAACATTGAAAGAAATGGAAGATGCATCAGATGAAGAAGAAATCACAGAAGATGAAGAATTAGAAGATGAAGAAGATACATCTGCAGATTTAGAAGAAGCTTATAAAACAATTGAAAGTTTACAAAAAACTATCAACGAAGTTAATCTATTGAATGCAAAACTTCTTTATACTAACAAATTATTCAGAACATTTGATTTAAATGAAAATCAAAAAGTAAAAGTTCTTGAAAACTTTGATAGAACATCATCAGTAAGAGAAGTTAAGTTAGTATTTTCAACATTAGCTGAGAATCTTAACGTAGCTAAGAAAAAGAAAGTAGTTGTTAGAGAAGGTTATGCTTCAAAAGCAACTAAGAGTTCTGCCCCAAAGAAAATAATTTCTGAAGGAAATGAAATGGCCGCTCGCTGGAAAAAGCTTGCCGGTTTAAAATAAAAATAAACGGAGAAATAAAATGAATTTAAAAAATATCCTTAGTGAAGGTACTTCCCATACCGCTAGATTATCTGAAGCGACAAGAGCTTTAGCTGGTAAATGGGAAAAGACTGGACTTTTAGAAGGAATTAGCAACGATGTTGAAAGAGCAGGTGTTGCAACCCTTTTAGAAAACCAAGCAAGACAATTAGTAAAAGAAGCATCATCTACTGGTGGTTCTAATTCTGAAGAATGGGCGGGTGTAGCTCTTCCATTAGTAAGAAGAATCTTTTCAGAAATCGTAGCAAAAGAATTTGTATCAGTTCAACCAATGAACTTACCATCAGGTTTAGTATTCTATTTGGATTTCAAATATGGAACAGGTCAGCCTGGTTTCGCAACTGGTTCAGGTAAAGATTCACAAGCTGATTCTGTATTCGGTGTTACCGATACTACAGCAGATGCATCAGGTGGATTATATGGTGCAGGAAGATTTGGTTATACAATCAATGATACTGCAACAGTAGAACAAGCGTATGGAGCAGCAGCTGGAACAAATGTATTTACTACAGGTTCAGCAGCAGGTGCAAGTGCACACAATTATGATTCTGCATTTAGTGCATCTTATAATACTGAGTTATCATTAGATACTCCAACTGTATTTACAGTAATAGTACCAATGGCTTCTATGCCAGGTTTAGATACTAAAGGTGTTAGAGCATTCAGATTAAATGACGCTGCAATTGTTGACCAATTTCCACAATTTACGAAAGTAGTTGGAACGGATGTTGTATTTGTTGTAAAATCAGCTGGATTAACTACTACTAGAGTTAAGTATCACAAACAACCAACAGATTCATCTCGTGGTGATTTTGAAGCAACAGGTTTATCAAATAACCCTGAAACTGATTCTGATATCCCAGAATTGAATGTTGAGATGAAATCAGAACCTATCGTAGCTAAGACTAGAAAGTTAAAAGCACAATGGACTCCTGAATTCGCACAAGATTTAAACGCTTACCATAGTATTGATGCAGAAGCTGAATTAACTTCAATGTTATCAGAATACATCTCACAAGAGATTGATTTTGAAATCTTAGATATGTTAATTTCTGAAGCTAAGACTACTGGTCACTGGTCAACGCAAGTTGGTAGAGAATGGAATGGTACTGGTTTTGCAGATTATTCTACAACAGCAGCACAAGCATCTTCTTACAATCAGGGACAATGGTTCCAGACTTTAGGAACAGTTATTGCTGGTGTATCTAATAAGATTCACTCTAAAACACTTAGAGGTGGAGCAAATTTCATCGTAGTATCTCCGGATGTTGCAACAATAATCGAATCTATCCCAGGATATGCTAGTTCAGCAGATAACGGTGATGCACAATTCGCATTTGGTGTACAGAAGATTGGTGCTTTGAATAGCAGATTTACTGTATATAAGAATCCTTATATGAAAGAGAACGTAATCTTAATGGGTTACAGAGGAAATCAATTCCTTGAGACTGGAGCAGTTTATGCACCATATATTCCATTAATTATGACTCCTTTAGTATATGACCCTAAAAACTTCACTCCTCGTAAAGGTGTTATGACACGTTACGCGAAGCAGATGTTAAGAGGTGAATTCTACGGTAAAGTTTATGTAGATGCATTGAACAAAATTCAATAATTAGAATTAAAATTCAATAATTAAATTAAGGGCTTACTTCGGTAGGCCCTTTTTTTGTGCTTTATTGTATTTTTCTATTGTAATACTTTTGAATTTAATATTTATACTAAAGGTTATTTAAGATAGGATTTATATATGATAGAGAACAGATTGAAGAAAGTACCGAAGGGAACAGTCAAATTCACAGTAAGTTTATCAGATGAGCAGAAGCTTTCAAAAGCAGAAATTCTCGCCCATCCATTTAGTTTCGTAATAGGAAAAGCTGGGAGTGGTAAAACTCTTTTAGCTTGTCAAATTGGACTAGATATGTTTTTTAAACGAACTGTAAACAAAATAGTAATTACTAGACCCACAGTTTCAAGTGAGGATAATGGATTTCTTCCAGGTTCGTTAGAAGAGAAAATGGAACCTTGGTTAGTTCCAATCAAATCAAATATGAGGAAGGTTTATAACAAACCAGCTATATTAGATAAGATGATGGTAGATGAGCAAATTGAATTAGTATCATTATCTCATTTTAGGGGTAGAACTTTCGAAAACTCCATAGTTATAGTAGATGAGTTCCAAAATCTAACTAAACAGCAACTTCGTATGGTATTAGGTAGAGTTGGTAAGGGTTCTACTATGATATTATGTGGTGACCCACATCAATGTGATTTAAAATCAAAAAATGATTCGGCGATACATGAAGTTCCAAAATTAAAGGGTTCTAAGTGGGTGTATGATGTTGTATTAAAAGATAACCATAGACATGAATCGTTAGATGAAATATTAAAATTGTTAACTGAATATTAACGAAAGATGATATTCAACATATTTATACTTAGAATAGAAAATAAACTTGGAGATGTATAGTGGCAGACTATAACGGCACATTTAGTGGTTCGTATGAGGGGGATGGGAGTCAATTAAAGAATATTGATTACTTTACGCTGTCAAACTTACCCAAAACAATAACTAATTTTGATGAAAACTCAATAAGAGCTAACTCAGCATTCAGAGATTTATTTACAAAAAATGTAAAGACTCGACTTGATGCAGAAAGTGTGATATCATCATCCACTCAACTCCATACTGATTTTGATATACGGTATGGTAATGAGGAAGGTGATGGGTTAGTAAGTGGTTCAGCTCAGATTCAGTTAGTAGTTGATGATACTTATATGTCAGCATCTTTGGCAAAGCAGGGATTTGGTAAAGCTGGAGAAGCAGTACCACTTATATGGAAGCAGATACTAAACGTGCCGGGTGGTATAGTGAGTAGCTCAGCTCAATCAATCGCTAACTTAGTAGGTTCTAATTTAGTAGTTGATAGTATAACGGCAAACACATACATAATAAGCTCATCAGTAACACATATGACTACCTCATTCAGTAGTGGTTCGACTGTATTTGGCGATGACATAACAGATACGCATCAAATAACAGGTTCACTATCAATTTCGGGTTCAATAAACTTCGTTACCATCGATGGTGGTAACTTTTAAAACGGATAATTAATGGCTGGGCAAATAAAAATAAAAAATAGTAGAGTAGGAGCTAGAATTCCAGGTGTATCCGAATTAACATTAGGTGAACTTGCAATTAATACATTTGATGGGAAATTATTCTTTAAAAAGAATAATGGTTCAGAATCGTTACAGAGTATAGTAACCACAGATGCACAAATAACAGGTTCTATTAATTTAACAGGTACAATGTTATCTTCGGCTACTGTAATAGAAAACACAAAAGAAAACAAATCGGATGTATTTCTAATTAAAGTTGATGGGGTGGATAAAATATCCATCAATTCAGAGGGAACATTAATACTAAGTGATACAGTAACATTACCAAGCGGAACATCGGGCGCACTGTCTGTTAGTGGAAGTAATTTATTTATATATTTATAGTAACAAACAAAAAACAAAAAACAAAAGGGAATTTATTATGGCAAATTGGAAAAAGGTAATTGTAGCCGGAGCAGAGGCTGAATTACTAAATATAGATGTAACAAACGCAGTTACCGCATCAGCATTCAAAGGTGATGGTTCTGCATTGACTGGACTTATACATCCAACTTATAATGTACAAGATGGGCAGTTTTCAGAGGTTAGTTTTACAGCTCTTGATAACACCAAATTAGGTGATATAGAAGCTGACGCTGATATAACAGATACTCAAAATGTTGTTGCAGCACTTACAGCCGGAGCAAACATTACAATCGCAGCAGATGGTACGATAGCTGGAACTGCTGATACGCAAGATTTATCAATAGTTGGGCATACTATATCATTAACAAATGGTGGAAGTGTAACTGTACCTGATAATAACACACACTTAACAACGGCTGATGTAAGAGGTAAATTTACAGCAGGAGCAAACATTACAATAGTAGGTGGAGCAATTGCTGGAACTGCTGATACACAATTATCAACATCTGATGTAAGAGGTAAATTTACAGCAGGAACTAATGTTTCTATTTCAGCTGGTGGTGTAATATCTTCAATTGATACGAATACCGATACGAATACATGGAGAGATGAATATATCCTACCTGTTTCAGTTGTACATGCTACTGAAGTTGGTGCATTACATGCTACTGATGCGCTTAGAGTTAGTGGAAAATCGGTTAGTTTGTATAAAGGTGATGGTTCATCTGAAACTATAACAACACAAGATACACACTTATCAACATCTGATGTAAGAGGTAAATTTACAGCAGGCGCTAATGTTTCTATTTCAGCTGGTGGTGTAATATCTTCAACTGATACAAACACAAATACCAATACACAATTATCAGGCAATAAGGTTAAGGACTTCGTTGGTGAGATGTTGGATAATAATACCGAAACTGGTATTAACGTAACATATGATGATGCAACTCATACTATCGATTTCGTAGTAGCAACACAAAATCCTTCTTTAGGTGGTGATGTTACTGGATTGGGTTCAACAAACACAGTAACAAAATTACAAAATGTAGCAATTACTAAGGCTGAGGTAAATCAGTTAGCTAACATTGGTACTTCTACTATATCATCAACACAATGGGGTTACTTAGGTGGTTCAAACCAAAATGTAAAAACTAATTCGAATGTTACTCATAATAACTTAACGTTAACTGGTAACTTAGATGTACAAGGAACAACAACAACTCTTCATACAGCTAATTTAAATATTGAAGATAAGTTTATCTTATTAGCATCCGGTTCTGAAACGACAGTTGATGCCGGTATTATATTCCAAAACAACAAAGATGGTTCAGGTGAAGCATTTGTATATGACTCAGCAACGACACGACCAGCTTGGTCAACTACGGGTGTAGCATTTAACGCTACCTCAGTTGCACCAACTTCATTTATTCCTAGAGTATTTGATGAAGATGCATCTCAATCTGTAATTAATGAACGTGGTTCAATAAAAATTAAAGGTGAAGATATTTTTATCTATAGCTAAAATGGAATGTTTAAAACAATAATAAATAAAGTTATGAGTACACTAAGTAATTTAAAGAAAAATGCCGTTGTTAATCCGACTGAAAGTTTAGAACTATCAAAGGTTGAGGTTGAATTCCTATTGAAAACAATTGCCAACTCAAAATTTGAGGGACGGGATGTTCAGTTAGTATATGAAACCGCAGTTAAACTACAAACGTACTTAATGACAAAGTAAATTAAAAGAAACCTCCACAGTAATGTGGGGGTTTTTTAGTTTAATACTGAAATATCTCATATTTATATGAGAACAGCTTTATGTTGGCCCTATTATAGGGGAGTGGGCTTTTAAAATCTAGTAACCAACCGCAATAAAGGAACGAATATATGCCAAATTGGAAAAAAGTCATCACAACTAATAGTGATGCAGAATTAAATTCATTAATCGTAAAAGACCAAGTGATTGCCGACACATTCGAAGGTGATGGTTCTAAGTTGACTGGGATTACCGATACCAACACAACCTATTCGGTTGGAGATGGTGGATTAACACAAAAAAACTTTACAACTGCTTTAAAAGCAAAATTAGAAGCTATCCCGGTCGTAATATCTAACACTAACGTTGATATTGGAACTGAGTTTGTAAATGCAGTAGATTACAGAACAGTATCAGCCGCATTTTTTGATTTTGTAGTAAAAAAGGGAACAAACTTACGAGCTGGTACTGTAACAGCAGTGCATGATGGTAATAAGGTTGAATATACCGAAACATCGACTTCCGATTTAGGAAACACAACACCATTAACACTTTCGGTAACATTATCGGGTGTAGATATGGTATTATTTGCAACAGCAACATCAAATGATTGGGAAGTTAAAACTTTAGTAAGGGCAATATAATATGGGAATATTCAGAGGGCCAAATATAGTTAGAAGTGGGTTAGTATTAGCATTGGATGCAGGTAGTGAAAGAAGCTATCCTGGGACTGGGACTACTTGGAGTGATTTGAGTGGTGAGGGAAATGATGCTCAACTAGAATCCACACCCACATTTTCAAATGGTCATTTTAATTTCGATGGTAGCGGGGCAAAAGCCAGAATCGACTCCCCAATTGGTGGAGCAGGTAAGACTACAGCACACATATGGTATAAGCGTGATGAAAGTAGTAGTTCTACTTCATGGCGTACATTAATAGGTGCAAATTCCGCAAATATCCACCATTTAATAAGTAAAGCATCATCGAGGGAGTTAGGGGTATGGGATGGCTCATTTAGAGGATTTGGATATACACCAGTAGCTGATGGGTTATATCATAATTATGTTATTATATACGATAGTGCTACTACCGCATCATTGTACGTTGATGGTTTATTTGTTAGTACGATTGTTGTAGTTGTAAATCTAACTACATATCCAATAGGTAACATCGGGAATTGGGGTGGTGGTAGCTATTGGGCAGGATATATTGGTAGTGTACTATTATATGACAAAGAACTAACCTTGGATGAAATAACACAAAATTATAACGCACAAAAAAATAGATTTAATTTATAAAGATATGTTTAAAAATAGAAGATGGTTGGTAATACCAACTAATTTAACAGAATCAATTAACTTTAACCAAATACATCAACCATCAATCGATACATTAAGAGTATCACTTGATGGTGCTAGTACATTTGTTAAGTATGATATAGTAGATGTAACGGAATCGTATGATACTACTTTCACAGACCCAGAAACGGATGATGATGTAACTACAACTACTAATGCTGGAATTTATGGTAGACCTTCAATTTATAGTTCGAGTTACGGTGAATATACACATACGGAAATATTAAATATACTAACTGGTAGTAATTGGTCAACCCCAATAGAAGGAGAATAATATGGCAACGACAGGGGGACCAAATATAGTAACAGATGGGTTAGTATTCGGGTATGATACTGGCTTCCCATCGGCAAATAATGATACACCTCTTAGGTTTTATAATGGAGAGCCTACTGTTAATAAAATAACCGATGATATAACCGCTAGTGGTATTGATGGTTCGGGTCAATCTTCAATCGGAACTCGGGTTGTTCTTGGAACGCAGCATATTAGAATAACGGATGTTGCATCTAATAGTAGACAATCAACGCTTGTCCAAGGATTAACAGGTGGCGCAAATTACACAGTTAGTATCCAATATAAAAAAATAGCAGGAGCTCCAACATTTAGGTTTCAACTACAAAATTATAATGGGAGTAGTTATGTAAGTACAATCGCATTCCCAACTACAGTACAAATTGGGTTGGTCGATGTTAGTGGGTGGCAGACCGCAACATATTCATTCACATTAGCCTCTGGTGCTAATGGCATGCGTGTTTGGTATCAAGATGGAAACGATTATACCACATATACTCATATATATGAGATAAAAAATCCACAATTGGAACAAAACTCCCACAGAACACCCTATACGGCAGCTGCTGATGTACGCTCAGTATCAGGCTCTCTTATGGATTTAGCAGGAATATCTGATATTGATGTATCGAATATCTCATTTGATTCAACAGCACATCCCACATTTGATGGGACTGATGATAAGCTTACAATTTCAAATAATAATCAAGTTGCATTTGGTTCTGGTGATTTTACATTAGAGGTAGTGACAAAACCAACTAGCTTTAGTACATACACTCATTTAGTTTCATTACCATTACAAAGTACGTTTTCTTTAAAAGCTACCAAACATGATGGTAATTTGTATTTTTATTCACCTAGCTTTACCACATTCGGCTCAACTGATGGGTGGAATCTTACTCTTAATGAGTGGAATAGCGTTGTGTTGGTTCGTAAATCAGGAGTAGCGTATTGTTATTTAAATGGCACTCTCATAGGTACAAAATCAGGGTTCAATAATATCCTTACAGCACAAGATGTGAATATTGGATGGGGGTGGGGGTCTGAATACACCCCACAATCCATTCCAATCGTAAGAGTTTACAATGTAGGGCTTACTGATGATGAGGTAGAACAAAATTTTAACGCATACAAACATAGATTCGGGATATAATATGTATATAGGACCAAACACAACACATACTGGAATTCTATTTGGCTTTGATGCTGATAATAGAAGTACACGCTCTTACAAAGGTAAGACTTTACTATATGATAACAGCGATTGGCCAACTGACTCCAGTCAGAGTACAAACCGGTGGTCGGCTTGGGCTGGTGGTAACACTCGAACTACCGCTACAGACCCTTGGGGAAATCAATCAGTTGTATGGAAATCATCAACAGAGAATTCTACGGCAAGTAGAGGAGGGTTATATGGGAAATCAGTTGCTATTGATAATACTAAATTATATAGAATATCCTTTTGGGAAAATAGAGTAACTAATAATAGTGCTACTTATGGTCGATATTATCTTGGATGTAATGGGTATGGGACTACAAATGGAGTTGGTAATTTAGGTTCAGGTACAGCAAACACAAACCCATATTTTTTTAGTACTTCACGTAATGGTGTTCCTATAGATACTTGGGTATTAGTGGTAGGTCATATTCACCCATATAATTACACCTCAACCGATGAACACGCTGATTCGGGTCGATGGCTACAAAATGGTACTAATTATAGTAATATCAGTACTGATTATATGTGGTTACCACAAACAACATCAGCTCGTCCCAGGTCGTTAGCAATTTACCAAGGAAATGTAGCTGGTATGGTACATCATACAATACATCCAAGAATGGATTTATGTGATGGTACTGAGCCGAGCTTAGATGACCTACTTAATGGAACACATCATAAATTAATTAATCAAGCTGATAAGCAAGAAGTAAATTTATCCAATATGAGTTTTGATTCAACCGAGCATCCCATTTTTGATGGAACTGATGATTCTATAGTTATTGCAAACCCAGGTACAAGCAATACGACTGGATTTACTATAGAGATGATTATAAAGCCCGATAGTTATTCAAACGCACCTATGATTATTACACCCAACAGTCATGGGATAGACCATTATATTAGAATAAACACAAGCGGTAAAATAAAAATGGTAACTGTTGTAGCAGCGGATTCAACAAGCCAATCCTTCACCTCACAATCTACCCTAACCGCTGGTGAAAATCATCATATCATATTTACATACGATTCTGTTTCGGGTGGTCGTGTTTATTTTAATAATGAACTAGAGCGCTCAACTTCACCCAACTTTACGGCTAAGGAGTGGGAAGGTACGTGGGCAATAGGTCAGCGTGGTAATTCTACCTATTTTTTTAATGGAAGTTTACCTATCTTAAAAGTTTATAATAAGGTACTCACTCCCAATGAAATAAGAAGAAACTTTAAAGCATACAAAAAGAGGTTTAATCTATAACACATCTATTTATAGTATATAAGATATTAACCTGGAAAATGAAAGGTAACAACTATGGCAAATGAATTTAAAGTAAAAAAAGGCCTCATCGTAGAAGGCTCAGGTTCGGCAGTATTAACTGTTCAGGGCTCACAAGGACAACTATTCTCAATAACTGATGATTTAACCGGAAACCTATTTTCGGTATCAGATATATCAGGTATACCAATACTTAACGTAAACTCAAATGGGACAACTACTTTAGATGGACCTCTTAATGGAGTGTCGGCAACATTTACAGAAATTCCAAACGGTGTTAGTGAAACTATGATAATAGTGATAGATGAATCTGGGCAATTAAAAAAGCGTAGTAATTTATCATTAACAGGCCCACGGGGTTATATTGGACCGAAAGGAACGATTGGGGCTACCGGTCCAACCGGACCTGCTGGTGATAGGGGTATCACAGGCGCAATTAGTACAGTAGCCGGACCAAAGGGTTCGACTGGAGATACAGGTTCGACTGGAGCAAGGGGAGGAACGGGTCCTAGAGGAGCACAGGGTAATGCAAGTTCAGTAGCCGGACCAAAGGGTTCGACTGGGTCTGTTGGTGGAGTTGGTCCAAAGGGTTCGACTGGAGATAAAGGTTCGACTGGAGCAAGGGGATTGACAGGATTAGCAAGTACAGTA